CATTGCAGTTGATCACATGGGTATACCATGTAGATCCGCCAAGCGCCGCCGTAAATGTCGAAACCAGAACGGTTCCTGCGCCACCTGTCGGCTGAGTCGTTACAAATGTGAGATCCGCATCAACGGGACTGACAACCTCAACTTCAATATCGTTTCCCGTATCGCCTTCCCATCCACAGGTGAGCGTAAGTTCGATAGTTCCATCACTCGCCGTCACGGGCATTCCCTGGACTGCATTGATTGCCGTAATTGCCTTCGATATGAATTGCGCCACGGTATCGCCCGCAACAAGAACAATCGCATCCGAATACAGGTTATTGATTTTCACATAATAAACCTGCGTCTCACCGGTGCCGACTGTCCCTGTCGGCGTTATATCTCCTACCGCCTGTACGCCTGCAGATGCCGGCTGTGCAAGAGGAAATAAGGTTACAGGAATATCTCCAACACCCCTTCCGCTCGAAGGAAATAGAGATAGTCCAGCAATATACACCGGGGAAGTGTATCCACATAGATCTCCGATTTCCTTCGAACTATATACTCTCGTCGGCGTAGTCACGTATGGCAATCCGCCCACCGTGTGACCATGCATTCCGAGTCCGACAAGTGCAATATGAGGTTCCCGATATCGCATTCCGGCCGCGCCAAGATCCTGGAAAATTACTTCCTGAGCCAGACCTCTGGCCCTTCTGGTACTTGCAAAAGCATTACTTATGCTCATTTGATTCTCCTATGGTTCTTCCGGATCTTCCGGTTCACCGATTGTCATTTCGGCAATTACAATGCCGTCCGGCTCATGTTTAAAAACAATATCTATACCCTCACATATTTCCTCGTCGCCCTGAAGGATCGTTTCATCATGATTGACTTCCAGTACGACCCTCATTCCAAGAATATTTTGAATAACTTGTCCGCCGGATTGGGGTTGGAATGGAGTCATCTCGGGAACCCATCTCTTCAATGGCTTTTCCGATCCTGTCAGTTTCAAAACGCAATAATCGTCATGCATGATGATATTTCTTACCAACATTGCGACATTATGCGCCTTAAGAGCAACAGTTTGATCTCCCGGGGAATGCCCTCCAGATGTTGATCCGGAAGTAGCGTAGGCGTAGACATCAAGATTGAAACGACTTGTCCAGTTCTGTTTTGTTGAAATATTGGATCGGCCACCTTCCTCGGAATTCCCGCGTTCATACCAAACATTTACAATCGGGGTCGGATCCGTACCGTTCAGAAATACTTCCCAGGGTTTTATTCTCTCAAGATAAACCCTAAATTTCCAGTCATCCGGATCCTTACCTTCCGCAGTCGCAAGCACTTGTTGTAATAGTATTTCTGCTGAGAGAATTTCAGCGATTTTCGACCGAATGATCTGAAAATTATCAGACTTATCTATGAGAGGAATAGTCATTGATAAATCTCAAGGAAACACAGAACAAGACCGGCTCCATTATCTGGATGTGTTTCACAAATCTTGAATTTGTAAGGGCGATCGTTGACATCGGTGGTCTCAACTACCCACGGCTTCGAATTCTCATCCGGTATTCCTCGGATCGCATCAAATCCAATCGCAATCAGTTCCGAAATGAGTACAGAAATAGTACACACGCGGCCTGACACAATCTGACCTGTTCCTGGATCGACAGATTGAAAAATGTCGTTTGTAAAAGATTTGAATGTTTGCGATAAGCCAGCGGGTGACGTGATTGTAATCTCGTCCCCGCCGACTTCTACATCATTCATGATCTCTTTCAAGACCTCATGCGTTGTTTCTCTTAGACTCATTCCTTAATCAAAGCTCCTACGGATGACAGATATTCTAGAGTTTTCGATCCGCCGATTACCATTTCAGGAGTCACCACGCATCCGGGTCCAACTATTCTGGAAATACAATTGAGTGATTTACCCTTCGGAACCGTATATTTTGGTTCCGAAATAATCACACATTTCGGAATTGCAGATCCAAAGGATGCATCAATTAAATCTTCATCATCAGAATTATCGAGAATAGGATTTTCCGGAATATCCGTCGTTACATATTTTTTATGACGTCCCATTACGCTGCATCCGCATCTCCGCAACCGAAAGTATTCACGGCAACGGGAATAAGGAGCGGACGTGTTCCGGCGCCGATACCCATCGAGGTTCCATCCGGCTCGATCCATGTAACGATAGACATATCAGCGAGCATTCCGGCATTACTTACCCGTGTGAAATACCGAGAAGCTCTTCCGTCTGTACCGAAATTCGCGAGACCGCCGAAGGTCGCATCCATCCGTCCGCCTGATTCGATAATCCATTTCCCGTCCGGAATGAACTTGGTTTGTGCACCGCCATACGGTTTTTTGTACGATGCATCATATGTCCATATTTCGAGAACATACGGACCACATTTGAGCGTTCCCTGTTTCACTGCTCCACGAGTATCTGTTCCTACCGGCTGAGGACCAAATTCACCTTTCCAAAGGCGGATTTCAGCATTGAGCGCCGCGATTACTGTGGTGCAAGACATCATTTCATCGAATGTGCTGGAATTCATGATCCATCGACGCGGAATTCGACGCCCGTCAGCGACGATTACATCACAAAGATTTTTGGCATCTGTAAGCGGTACCGCAGTTGCCGATGTGGACCATGCGGTAGTTGCATTTGGAAAGTGCGTACTGAGAGCGCCGAATGTCTCTGAGAATTTCAACTTGTTGACATTGTCATACAAGGCGATTTGTCCCGTTGTGAAAATCTGAGACGCCATGAGTTCCATGCCATTTTTGATTTTCTTTTGGCATTTGATAGAGAGCCGATTGATCTCATCTACCGCGCGCGTCCCGAAAACCGGATCTACAAATGGATTATCTCCAATAGATCGATTTTGCATGAGATCTTTCGCGCTGATTCGGAATCCCTCTTTGAAGATGGCCGGAGTGAATTCCTTATTGTCGAAATCATCCCGTTCATTCATGTGCCATCCGTTATCCGACACTGGAAAGGCCGTATCATTATCATCCGCTCTGACGTCGACGGAAATCTTATCGGAATTGTGCATTCCGTTTGTCGGAACTGAAAAAAACGACGTGAGATAACTCGCCGGCTCTACACTCTCGATGTAGGGTTCCAGCATTCTTTCCGTATTGTTCTGAATCGTCATTGTATCCTCCTATGCGAGCCCTACCTTGGTGCTGGCTACCGGTATAATTCCGGAATTGGCAATGAGTAATTGGATCGCGGCCGTCGGCACGGCACCCGCTACATCATGTACACAGAGGTTTGCTTCGAGAACCGTTCCCTGGAACAAAATTCTCAGTGATTTGTCCGTACTATCAGCCCATGTCACCTCTTCGGGCATCACTGCGCACGGAATGTTCTCAGAATTGCTCCCGCCGGACGAATAGACGGTCATCTTACCGGTCGAACTATTGCGTGCCATGACGGTTCCTTTGAGCACCGTCCCGCTGACTCCGGTTCCGTCCACATCTGCTGCCCACGTGAGTGCCGTAGTCCCAGTTCCAATGACCACTGAAGACGATAAAGAGGCCAGATCAGATGTGATCTTTACCTGTCCGGCGACAACGCCGACGGAGCATCCATCGAGCTGGTCATTCATCTGAGCAGCGATATCAGCAGCCTTATTCACGGCCGCAGGTGTATCCCATGTAATGTCTGTTGTACCGGTTCCGATGGCAATCGCCGAAGATGGTCCAATTGAATCGGAATAAATCCGAACCGCCGTACCTTCTACCACGACTGAGCAACCTGTTAACTGCGCATCCATCGCCGCAGCGATATGAGCAGCCGTTGTGAGGGCGCCGCTGAAGGTAACTGTCTGTTCCGCACCTCCGTCAACAGTTACCTTCTCCGTCTTGGTATCCTGGCTTCCAACCGGCCACTCATTTGTCGTCACAGCACTCCCGCGTGAAATTGCCGTGGTAAAGGTAACTGTCTGTTCCGCACCTCCGTCAACGGTCACCTTCTCCGTCTTGGTCGCTTGCGCAACAACCGGATAGGTCGTGGTATCCGTAACGTGTCCGGCTACTCCCGATGGAGTGAGAGCGCAAATTTCATCTCGATATTCGGCTGAACTGATAACCAGATCTCTGTTATTTACTGCTGTAGTAATCATCTTAGGCTCCAATCTCCATGGTCCATCCTCTGGATCCATAAGTGGCCGCGAATTTTGATTCCACTTCGGCCCGTTTGGTATTTATATTGATGATATTGCCCTCTTTAGGCAACGCCGGTACCACCTCTTCAGATCGCGCCTTGATTTGTCCGAGTCGAGCTCCTGCATCGAGATGTTTGAACATGGCATCGGTGTCGGCTTCGGCACCTTCGGCGATATCCTTCAATGCCACTTCGTACAGATGACTTTTCTCGGCGAATCCACAGTGTGTCTTCACGCGTTTTCGTTCTTGGGCGACTCCCTCGGCAAGAATCGCCGAATAAACCGCCGGATGTTCTCTCTTCAGGGTTTCTATGTCCATCGTGTTTTCTCCATTTGAAGTGATGGCCGCCTGTTTCTCGGCGGGTTTGTTGCTCTTCTCATAGGAATCTATGAGACCTTTTTCCTTCGCTGTGCGAGCCGTAAGTACAGCTCCCTCGCCATAATTCCTCTTAACTGTTTCTGCTGTAATTCCGCGACACTCAGCGATTCTCTCGGCAAGGACATTGAAAATATCATCCAATTCGGAACGAATGATCGAAATTCCTTCCTCCGTAGATGCATCCGGACGCTTTCTAGGGCTATCCGTATTTGCAATATCCTTACGCCAGGTACTTGTCGATGCCGACGTAGCGACACCTACTGATCCAATGAGACTCATCTCACTTTTGGCATGTATTCCGCGTTGTGCTTGCGATCCGATCATATATGCCGCACTGGCCATGATGTCACCGGCTTCGGATTCCCATTGAATTGAAGAATTTCGCACTGCATTCATTGCGTCATACATGCCCGGAAGTTCCCCTCCGGGACTATTAATATGAAGTTTTCCGCGCTTCGCACCGCGAGATTCCGCATCAGAGATTTGAGAAACGATTTCATCGTATGCGGTATGATCAACACCGAAAAAATCGAGCATTGCATCTCGGCGAGCCATCATCGGTCCTTCAATCTTTATATGCGCCGTTCCGTTTTTGACTTCCATCGGCCATGCAGAAGAAGAAATCTTCATCGGCTCGGATACAGAAAGCACCGGAAGCTTATCAATAAGCGCCTCTATGTGGTCGACTTCATCTTGTAGCATCAACCATTTCATTATCGTCATCCTTTATCAGTCGTAGATGGGCCATTGCTTCAGTCATGGCTTGGTCAACCTGCGCCGATCCATATTTTTGATTCGCTTCCAATATCGGCAGCATCGCGGCCATTTTCATTTCATTTTCTTTTCGCAACCGTCGAATATTCTTATAGAATTTTGTACCGTTGATGTTCCGCGCGGCCCGATCATTTGTGCTCCAACCCTGATCGGTTTGAAGTTTATAACCTGTCGACTGTTTTACGATATCGATACTCGGCTTCTTCGCACCGGTCCAGTCGGTATTAATCCACGCAGCGACAATATCGTATTTTGTCGGGTCAAGACGCGCTTCTAGAAATCCTGGAGCCTGGATTTTTCCAAGCAAAAGCTCCGCGAGGAACCAATCCTCGAATACCGGATCAAGCATTTCTGATGCTGTCTTTGCGCGATCCTTGTCGAGAAAGAAGTTGAACTCCTGCTCAGACGCCTGGGATGCAGAATAATTTGACTTGAAACTCAACATGAGAATCTCGGGAGGAATCTCAAGCGCCCACGAGAGACCGCATAAAATCGCAGCTTCGAATGGTCCAAAATTTACATCGGAACCGCTGATTGCATACGGACTCATTTTCTCGCCTGGTGCGAGCCGGTCAAGCCATAATCCAGGTAGGATTTCGGAAAAAACAGTCGGCTTTGCCGAATCAGCATCCGAAGCCGTGATTGTACTTTTCTTTACTGCTGAACTCTGGATCGGTAACGACGCCATTTGCTCTTGGCGTTCTACAGATCCGACGATGTTGGAATTTATAGTCGCCTTACGTTGTGCAGAATCGCGATATCTGTCAATCTCCAAAAGAGGTTGGATCGCTATTCCAAGAAGCGGCTCACCGCGTATTCCGTCTTCCCGTTTGTCTGCGCCGTACACAAGCCAGGCATTAAGTCGTCCGGTCAGCGATCCTCTTGCCTCTATTCGAGTGTAAGAATTATTCGCTATTTCCGCAGTGCCATTATAAATCCAATAGGCAATGTGCTTTCCGTCTTTATCTACCTCGACACCATCGACGATTTTTACAGTCGATGGATTCGGCATTGGAGATCGTACACGTTCTCCCGGAATAATCTGCAATTGAGGAAGTTTTGTTCGCTCATCTTGGCGCATGATCACGAGGCAGTCGCCGCCGACTAATGCCTCAAGTTTGATCTGCTGTTGAAGTTCGCCGAAAGTCCGCTGACCCTTGATATCGCAAATCTCTTTGGAGCGCGCCCAAACCGCGAACCGATTCTCGATATTTTCGGTCCATTCCTCAAGAGAGTCCTCGGCAAGTCCAAGAATTGCCTCGTCTGGGATACATTCCACATCGAGTCCGGTATTTATAATATTGGTAATTAGCCGACGAATTATTCCGCGAGCGTACATGTTCAATGTGAACAGATTTTGAGAACGATCGCGAAGGGTCCAGTAATCAAGACCGGAAATCTGATCGATCATACCTCCAATGCCGCCGTAGAATTTGGATCCTGTGAATCCGTATCTATATCCACTATAAGTACTAGAGTCAGACGTAGAAGATAAAGTAGCTTCTATCCTCTTGATATTATATCGATTATATCGTCTGGCCGTAAAAATACTCATTGATACGACCTCACGTAGGTATTCCCACCGCCGTCTCGCCGATAGGTCCAGATTTCAAGTTGAGACAGAGCCCATTCTAATGATTTTTGCAGGGAAATTTCATCCTTTTTGGTGAACGATTGTGAAGTCTGACCGGTACTTATTGTATGACTTTTTACTGTACCACTTGCAAGAGCAGTGATTGCGGCCTGATATTGGGTTACCAGACCCTCAAAATAGAGGATTTGGGTTGCAATAAAGGTGTCTGAGAAAGCTCCCATACTCAATCTTTGTATCGTTCACAAATGAAAGTATACTTGATTTTCGTTCAGTATAAAACTATATAAAATTTACTTAATTTTACTTTTTTTTACTTAGGTAGTTGACAGGAGTTTAGAATAATGCAATATTTATTAGGTCGGTTCCTGGTAACGTAAGCCAGGTGGTGGAGGGCCGCCGGGTCCCTATTCTGACTTTGTCGCAGAATTAAATTGTCGACTGTTTTTGTTCTTTGAAAACATGGGCGCGATACAGTTTTCGACGTGGTAGTCCTGGAATTACAAACATGTCTCGCCTTTCAGATTCGGCGAGTTAAAAAGAATCTGTAAATACAAATGCGAAACCTGATAATTCGAATGTAATTCATCTGTTCTCTAATTCTTCGGATCCCACTGCTCTTCGAAAAGCAGCCTGATGAAAAAAGCTTGGATGTGCAAAAGACATCCTGAAACATGTGATAAATTGCAACCCTAAAACTATCCCGGACCCCGGTGCGACTCCGGGCGCGTCCACGAAGTCCATAGTCCCTGGCGTGCCTACAATATTTAGGCATTAATTCTTTTTTCCGTTGGATTGCCACACCTTAACGGAAAAGAATGGGCAAAATGTGCGGAATTGGACAAAACATCACAGGCAAGGATACCAATTTTGCACATTTTCGGACTGGTAGCTCAATGGTAGAGCATTCGCTTTATAAGCGAGAGGTTGGATGTTCAAATCATTCCCAGTCCACTAGGCCGAATAGGCCTGATTCCCAATGGCACTGGGTGCGTAAGCGGCGTACGCAGAATGCCTGAATGACCGGACCGATTGCAGCAGGCGTGATGGTGCAAGGCCATCCCGGTCAACGGAGCCAAACGGAATCGTGGAATAACGACCACTTAATGTGATCGGCCACTCCGCGATCGCCAGAGTAATATAAGAAAGATCGGTTACAATAAATTCCAAAACGCCAACAAAGATATGGATAATTATAAACGGTATAGAAATCTTGGCAAACTATCACGTTATTGAAGGAAGATCTTGTTTCGAAATCGATAAAGAAGAACTTATGGAACTAAACGAAAATCGGAAACCGAAAACAAGAATTAATACTTGAAAATGCCTCGTGGATCGCCGATACGGGAAGATTTACTCAGGCCATGCAAACCGGTGATTTCGCAGAGGTAGAAATGTTCCCCGGAAAGATCATCGTCAACCGAAATGCAATCGTGGATGCCACTGAATGGAACGGCCGTTTTCCATTGGTTCAAAAATGATCACCGCAATCACAGGGAGCAGAAGCTGGAACGGAAGCAGGAGCGGGAGCAGGAGCAGGAGCAGGAGCAGGAGCGGGAGCAGGAGCAGGAGCAGGAGTTGGAGTTGGAGTTGGAGCGGGAGCAGGAGCAGGAGCAGGAGTTGGAGTTGGAGCGGGAGCAGGAGCGGGAATTGGAGTTGGAGCGGGAGCAGGAGCGGGAGCATATGACAAAGAGACAACGAAAAAAAATAGAATGTGAATACTGGTCGGTCTGTGAATACGCCCAACTGATCGGCCTCTGTGCACAGACCGTCTATCGTAGAATCAAAACCGGCGAGATTCCGGCTATCAAAATAGGTGGAAGCTGGCGGATTAGAAAAATTATAAAAATTGAATGAAACATATATGTTGAATGAAATCAATGGATCTGAATAAAACAGAACATCAGAATGCAACCAAGTTTAAGGAATAAAACATTCTCCTTGAATGAAACCACGAAATCAGAATAAAACAGGCGGAATGAATGAAATCAAACCATCAGAATAAAACATAGCAACTGAATGAAACCAGACCCGTAGAATAAAACAAAAACTTTGAGTTTCACTTCTCGAAGAAGTATCCACCCTTAAGAAACTCCCAAAATTGCGGCCAGTCTACGGTATCCATTTTGTAAATCTCAATGCAAATCTTCCACGCAAGAATCTCAACTCCGGCATGGCCATACACCATCAAGTCCCAAAGCTCATTCGCCGATCCCTGCGGCCGATACCATTCATATCCGGTCTTCCCGTTTGAATAGTTGACCGGCCTACGTTGCTCAGCAGTAAGTTCCTTGAGTTCTTTTTCAGTAATATCTACCGGCGCATTGAAGGTATACGGTCTCTGCTTACCTTCCTCCGGAAGCCATTCTCGGCGCAATACAGGCGCTATTCGTTCTTTGTAAAAATCGACAAGAATTCGATATCCGATACCCTGTGCCTTCGTTTTGAACGGTGCAAATTCCTGAATTTGTTGAAACTTTGCCGCGCGATCGCGGCCGACAATAGGCCATACAT